TGTGTTTTGCTCAATGAAATGCTCGATTCTGGACAAGTGCGATTGTCAGAATTGCCGAGAGATTCTTCGCAAAGAGGGAGAAATGCGATGAGCACACTGGTCGAGATGATTGAGGCGTTGCAGAAGGAGTGGCGCGAGCGTATCGCTTTCCGCGAAAAGAGGGCATACAGGCTAGACGATTCCGTAACTGACAGATTGCGAACTTGTGCCGATGCCCTTGCCCCCATCCTCGCCGCCGCCCGCGAGCAGGCGTCAGAGTTGCACTTAAATATCCGTGCCCTTGAGCATCGAACACAGGAACTAATGTCTGTGAAGCAGGAGCTTGCCGCGATGAAGGAGCCGCTGGAGTGCGGGCATCCGAAGGCGTTCTGGAAGGACAACTCTGGAGCGTTTATTCCAGGGCTTTCTTCGCAGCTTCATCCTCATGGATATTGCTCGCTGTGCGCCGACCTGCGGGAGATCGCGGAGATGGCTAGACTGTCCTGCAAGAACATAATCATAAATCAGTGCCGAGAGCACGGTAATTGGAAGAAGGATGGAGCGCCCTCGAAGATTCTACGAGCCGAGGCGTCTGACCTTATAGATGGCTTGTCTCCCGCCTCCATCGTGCGCGAGTTCCGCGAGAAGAAAGCGAAGGTGAGGAAATGAGCTTGCAAAAAGACATCAAACTGTTCAGCAACACAAGATTTCGCATGGGGTATAAGCAAGGAATCAAAGCAGCCGCAGACTTCGTTTCTATGTTTGATAAACAAATTGCTGCCGGAATGAACGGCGTGCGATTGAGCGATGCGATACTTTGCAAATTTAATCAGACTCGTCGTAAACATCCAAGAAGGATTTGCATTGAGCAGCAGAAAGCTGAGGTGAAGGCATAATGAGTGAAGGGATGGCTAACAATAAGTTCACCCCGTGGCCCATGACTGAGCCAGCGTACACGGAGCAGGATTTGCAGAGAACGCATGAGCTTATTGTCGAAGCGATGAAGAAATTAGGCTCTGTGGCCGGAGCGGGATACTGGCCGGTTGCGAAAGTAGTTGCCGCCGAGTTCTCCCGCATCCGCAGCGAGGCGCGTGCGGGGATGCGCGAGGCGTGCGCGAAGCACTACCCAGGCTTCGTTGGCTTTGATGACGTTCGCGTTGGCTGTAATTGTGGCTACGTTGGGCCAAGCCGACAAGATAATGCCGCGTGTATAGAGGATTGGGAAGCGCACATTCGCTCCCTCTCCGACCTCGCAGCGGACGAAGCCATCGAGCGCATCAAGGCTAAAGCGATGTTCCATGAGCATGTCACGACCTGCAAGGAATGTTTCTATCTAGGGGAGAGCTTGCAAACGCCATGCGCCAGACGATTGCAGCTAGAGCAGCGCATCGCCGCCCTCAGCGGGAAGGAGCCTTCGCATGACCAAGCCAAAATATAAGCCAGTAGAAAAGTGGTGCGATGGCTGCAATGCAAGCTGGCTTTTCTGGCCGCAGCAAAAGAAGTGTGACATCTGCGGAGAGCCGCTTCGCAAGATGCCGACAAAGGAGCGTGCCGCATGACTGACCCTCGCATCGAGCAGAGCTTGGCGGAGATTATTGCAAGGTGGCATGACCCTGAGTTCTGGAAGGAGCAGGGCTGTCGAATGGACTCTGGAGACTGTGCTAATGAATTGGCGGCATGGCACGCGCGGGCGATGAAGCTGGCGAATATGATGCGCTGTGAGTGTAGGCCAATTTCAAGGCAATTATGCCCAAGACACGAGTGGCTTGCGCTACTAGGAGACCTCAAGTGAACATCGAGCAGAAGGCGCTGCTTTCAGCGTTAGCAAAGGACTGCTTCAAAATGCGGATAGATGGGCAGATTACCGCCGAATACGATGACATTTTCGCCGCCCTCCAGTCCGCCGTGGCAGGGGAGAGGGAAGAGTGCGCGAAGGAAGTGAACGCAGAACTTGAATCTATCAAGGATGAGGATGCTGAGGTTCGCGCAATTCAAAGGCTGCTGAAAGTGCGCACCAGAATCCGCGCACGCGGCCAGAAGGAGACTGCATGAAAGTGCTGATAGCAGTTGCGTTGCTGGGCAAGCGATGAAGCGCAGCGCCCATAGCGTAGCAGTAACCGAGCACGACATTCAGGGGCAAATCCTTGAGTGGCTGAGTCTGCACCGCATCTTCCACTATCGCAATAACACGGGTGCGGTGAAAGCATCTTGGAACGGCAAGGAACGATTTGTGCGCTACGGCGTGAAGGGTGCGCCAGACATAATCGCAGTGAGCAAAGGGCGATACATCGGGATTGAGGTCAAGAGGGCAGGCAAGGGCCTGAGTGACAACCAGGTGGAGTTCAGGGATGCCTTGCTTGAGGCTGGCGGCACGTACATAGTGGCGTGCTGCCTACAGGACGTTCTTTCAGCTATTCCGCAAGTTTGCGCAACAGAACCAGTTAGCGCATAGAAAGCGAGGCAGCGATTATGAACGAACCACGCTGCGAATGTCACGAATGCACGCAAGCGCGTTATAAGTCTAGTTTCCAAGGACAGTTTGACACGGCAATGGGAATGGGTCAGCAGCAGAAGGAAGCGCCTAAGCTGGTGTCGGTATATTACGTGAGGGGATTGGATGGCTCATTCACTGTTGCTCAACCGCAGCCAATAGGAGATTGACCCAGCTAGAACGTGCTAGGGCCAAGTAGTAGGCAGTCTACCAGAGGAGGAGGGAGCGGGGGTTGATTCCACCGCTGAAGGAATAGGTTGGCAGCCCCCGCTAAAATATATGCCAAATTGCTTAACTCACATCGGCACAGAGATGACTCTAATCCATGGCAAGCTGCGCGAGCGGGCATCGAACACCAAGTTCCGCAGCTATGACCGTACGCTGTACCGCTGCCCAATAAAGGGCTGCCCATGCGTGCGGACAGGCGAGACGCGCGACGAGCAAGGGCGGATTATTGGGACTGATTGGATGATGCAGGGGGCATCTTAATTGCGTACGGCAGGAGTAACAGGCCCGGCGCCTTTTTTGACTGTGTAGACCCCTTTGCGTATGCTAACCTGGCCTGCCTTCTCCAATCTCTCCAAGGCATTGTGCCACGCGATGCTCCAGAGCGATATGTATGTGACACGCTCCCTGCGCAGATAAGCCAAAAGTGAGACTTCATTCTTACGCATTGCTTTGCGGATTTGTTTGTACGCGTGCATCATTCGCTCCTCTCTTCTTTGGAAATTTTGCTATCCTTGATGCGCTCCCTGTCCCAATAAGGGCTGCCGCACTTGGGGCACTTAATGGGCCTCTCTGGGCTGCGCGGCCACCAAGAGTGAGGGCACCTTTTGCAATGCAGCTTTGGGAACTGACTCAGCAGGTCTGCCATGTTCACTTCCCTTCTGCTTTGGCTTTGCGAATGGCGTCCTCAACTGTATTCGCCGCCATCTGAGCATCCGCCCTTACGCCAGCGAATTGAGTCTCCTTTTCAAGGTGGCGAAGTCCTGGCAGAGCAACTTCGCACGCTGCGAGCAAATCCTTGTTGATGTCGCGCAGGTGGGCAATCTCCTTGTGCAAAACCTCTGCATATTCACCGCAGACTGCTTCCTTCGCGTCATTCATGGCTCGCTCCTTTCGGTGCGTATCGTTGGGTCTGCTTTCCACCACTGAGGCCCGTACTTCCTTCTCAGCAAAGATACTTTCGATGGACGCTTGCGGAAACGCTGTTTGCGACGAGGCTTATTCGGCTTCCATTTCAGCAGCATCCTTGCTCTCCTCTCCCTATTGCGCAGCTTGCGCTACATTAAGCTACGAGCAAATTCGATTCCGCACTTCTCACTACAAACAGTCGGGTCGCCGGCCCACTTGCTGGCATAAACGTAGTCGCCACAGTTTGCGCACAGGCCTACAGGCTCCTCTTGTCCCTCGACCCATTCTTCATATTCACCGTGAGTATCTGGAAACTGACTTTTTGTCGGGTCAATAATTTGGCCGTTTGGGGCGATTAGCCACCAATGTGTGCGTTGCCCCCAAAAGATATCGTAATAGAACCCGCGCACACGCCGAAGTTCAGGACACCTCTGCGCTAACTCCTCAGTGACTTCTTTGCATGTCCCAAGTGCATCAGTATCCACGATGTGCTCCTTTCGCAATCCCTCCCGCCGAAGGCGGACTCACGCGGAATCCGCTGGAGCGGGGAACTACCGTCCATGACCATATTGAGCTTCTAGATTCATGTCCAAGCAATCGTGGATAGTTCTCACAGTTTCATCTAATATCTCTTCGCGCTGCCAAATCCACTGAACGTTTCCTTCGCGTACGTGTTCAAATGCGTGCCAGAGCATCCGTTCGCCATCTCTTAAGGTCAGCTTCGTTTCGCTCATTTCACCCTCCATGCGCTATGCGCTAAGAACGAGAATTTTCACCACACGGCCTCATTTCAACGTCAGTGACTAACTCTGCGAAGTCGAGCACTTCATCGAGAGTGTTCGGGGCCACGCGATTCAGGCGATTCAGCACATCAATGATGTTGGCGTGCCTGTCATCACCAACCTCGAATTGGTCTGCGGTATTCAGAAGCACTTGCTTGATTGTTGCGGCCATTGTGATTGCCTCCATGCGCGTACGATACATCCATCATGGAAGTATGTCAAGTAAAGAAAATATAAAGGTTCTAGTTATTGGGAATGTTTGACTTAGGACGCATCCTAAAGAATGGCATGGTTTGCTTGACGCGCTTGACTCTTGGTCTGGCCATATATCCTAGGTCATAGTTTTCGACCGTATGGCAGCCTCGGCACAGATAACGCAGTAGGCCCAGGTCAGTAATAGTTCCAGTCACGTCCTTTCGTACGTGGTGGACGTGGCCAGAATACTTGGTCAGCTGCACTCCGCAGCGTTCACAGCAATCATTGGCTCTTTTGCGAAGAAGGACGATGACCTGAATTGGCGGCCTGACTATCTGCTGGATTCTTTGGCGCGTGAGTCCCATTTGGTCGGCAATCTTTTGATATGTCAGGCCGGAGGCATAGAGGCGCAAGATTTCGTTTCGCCTTTCCATCGCTTTTTGCGCTCGCTGAGGATTGTAGCCACTGATGTTCCTGTAGTTCACGATTCCATATTATGTAGCTATAGGATGCGTGTAAATAGTACTTTAGTACCATTGAACTACAAAAATAGTTGAAAAAAGTTCTTGCATTTGGCTGCGAAGGTTACATAATGCGACTGAGCACCGCTACCCGCCGCGGAGTGGCAGGGCGGGATGCAATCAGGACATTGCGCGATTAGTGTCTAAGCAGCACGCCATCATACCTCACTGGTTCACTGAATCTCAGGCAGCAAATCCCGCTATTCTGCGCAAGGCGTATTACGTCAAGAAGGACGAGCTGCGCAAACTCATATCCCAAGGCATGATTCGGCAATTCGGCGTATCCGGCAAGCTCTGGCAATGGGCAGAACAGGGCATTACGCACGACCACAGGCGCGTAGAGGCAGGCAGGCTGTCTTTGCGCATCCCGAGGCGTTTGGCAGACCTGATGGCATCCGAGATGGCTCTGCGACCTAGCTGGAGCATGAGCGAGACGTGATATGGAACTCCGCAAAGAGATTGACCCGAACGTAATCATTGACCTTGCCTCTAAAGGCATGATTCAAGAAGAGATAGCTGCGCGTCAAGGAATCTCCGTTGATACGCTCCACAGACACTTTGCGGAAGAATACAAAATTGGCTGTCGTTTGCGAAATGGAAGCATTCGCCAAAAGCAAGTAGAACTAGCACTTGCAGGTAATACGACAATGCTGGTGTGGCTCGGAAAGAACCTCTTGAATCAGACAGACCGCAGCGAAATTAAGGTAGTCGAGGAGCTTGGATTTGGAGATTTCGCCGAAGCAGTCGTGGCCGGAGCTGATAAAGCCGACGCCACGGCAGCGCGAGTTCATTAATGCTGCGTTCGCGCACGACTTCACGCTCTATGGCGG